AGATCCAGACCAACCAGGAGGCGGTCAATGTCGACATCGGCTACATCGTCAACGGGGCGACCAAGAACCGCAACAAGGACCAGTGGGGCGACTCGTACCTGGTCACCGGTTATGTCGGGCAACCGGACAAACTGTCGACACTGGCGCGGGTGACCCCGGTGATGTCGGCGCGTCCGCCCAACCCGGTGACGGTGCCGCCGACCATGGAACTGACTTGGTATGGCAGCAGGACGCCTTGTTACGGGACGCAGATTGGGGTCGCCAACCTCAACGCCAGTTACCGCTTCGATACCCTGGGCGGCAACCCCAACCAGGTGGTGCAGGCCAGCACCACCAACTTTTTCGCCTTCCGCGTCGATCTCCACAACCAGTCGATCAATGTCGCCACCGGCATTCTCGACATCGTGCCCAAACTGACCCCTGCGGGTGAGCGGTGAATGTTGTCGAACAGGTCACCCTGCCGGTGCTGTCGGACAAGGCGACCGAATGGGACCGGCAATTGTATTACGGTCTGTGGGACCAGTTAAAGAAGAACATCGAACGCATCTCTGCGCTGGAGCAGACGCTGGGCACCACGCCACGGACTGCTGGGTGGATCAACCGCCAGGAGACGGCGCAGACCGGGGCCACCTATACCGTCACCCTCGATGACTACTTCCTGATCGCCTACCGGGCGGGAGGGGTGACCTATACCCTACCCGACGCGACCGAGAGCGAGGGCCGGGTGCTGGTCATCCGCACCCTGACCAACGACATCACCCGCTCGGCGATCAATGACGTAGTGGGCCTTGCCGGAGGGGCGGCGGGGAATGCGATCACAGTCGCCACCGCCGGTTCCTGGGCACTGATGGTCAGCAACGGGGTGTACTGGCATATCAGCGCGGCGGGGATTATCGGCGGCACCGGAGCGGCGGGTCCGCCGGGGGCCACTGGGGCGACCGGCGCGACCGGGGCGGGGGTGACCGGGGCGACGGGCAGAACCGGTGCCACTGGCAGTACCGGGCCTTCTGGGGGCGTCACTGGCGCGACCGGGGCGACCGGTGCGGGGTCGACTGGCGTAACCGGCGCGACCGGTGCCACGGGGCTGCTGGGGCCGACCGGCCCCGGTGGGGGCCTGACGGGCGGGACCGGGGCGACGGGTGCGACGGGGTCCACTGGTGTGGGTGTTGCGGGTGCGACCGGGGCCACCGGGGCCGGAACGGCGGGTGCGACCGGTGCGACCGGGGCAGGCAATACCGGTGTGACCGGCGCGACTGGCGGCACGGGTGCGGTGGGCGGCACCGGAGCGACTGGTGCCGGGATCGCTGGCGCGACCGGGGGCACGGGCGGCACGGGCAGTGTCGGCAATACCGGAGCGACCGGTGCGACTGGGGCGGGGCTGGCCGGGGCTACCGGCGGGACCGGTGCCACCGGGGTGGGGCTGGCGGGGGCCACCGGCGTGACCGGCGCTACTGGGGCAGGACAGACTGGGGCCACTGGCGTGGTGGGGCCGACGGGTGTGGCCGGGAATACCGGCGCTACCGGAGCAGGGGTCACGGGGGCGACGGGGAGCGGCACTACCGGCGCGACGGGAGCCACCGGGGTGGGCACCGCCGGGGCTACCGGCTCGACCGGCAGTGTCGGGCCGACCGGGGTCACCGGGGCTACCGGTGCCGGTGCCGGACTGACCGCGACCTATGTTGGCTATGGCAGCGCAGGCAACCTGCTCACGGGTGCGGCCAGCCTGGTCTATACCGTCAGCGGCACCAATGTCCGCCTTGCCAACACCTATTCACTGAATGGCATCACCGATGTCGGGGCCGACAATGCGAGTACTGGTGCTACTGCCTACGGTCAGGTCTATGCCGGGAATGCCACCAGTTATCTCTGCCTCATCAAGTATGGGACGGCGTTTGCCGCCAGTGGGCTGAACGTTGCCAACCAAGGTGCGCTGTACAACACCGGGGGGCAGTTGCTGATCTCCAATGGGGCGGCGGCGGATATGGTGTTCGCCACGGTCGGGACCGAGAAATTCCGCATCTATGATACGAAGGGCATTGGCATCCGCTCGACCGCCGCCGCCTTCAACCTCAAGGTGTGGACCCGGCAGGCGTACACGGTCGATACTTCATCCCTGGAGTTGGCGGTCGACAACGGCGGCGACCGCTACTTCTACCTGGGCGGGACCAACCTGTCGATCACCGGCGGCGGCACGGTGGCGATCCAGAATATACCTGGTGGCAGTCAGACGGTGAACATCCCCGGCTCGGGGACGCTGGTGCTAAACCCGATGACCACCCAGGGCGACATGATCGTCGCCGGTGCCAGTGGTGCCCCCACGCGGTTGGGATATCCGAACATCGGCAACGTCCTGCTCGGCATCTCGGGCGGGATGCAGTGGCAAGTGCCGCCGTGGATGAACCACCGGGGACTATGGAATGCATCGACCCAGTATGTCTTCAACGACGTGGTGTTCTACGGCGGGGTGCTGTCAGTCGGGGGGCCAGGTGCCATCCCGGTGGGGACGGTGCCGACCAACCTGAGTTACTGGTACATCCTGGCCGACCGTCCGGCCTATGGGCAGATCGCTGATGCCGCCACCATCGCCTGGGACGTGGGGCTGTTTCCCACCGGATGGGTCCAGATCGCAGGCAACCGCACGATGGGGACACCGACCAACATGGTGGCCGGGAAGACCTATCTGCTGCTGGTGGTGCAGGGTACGGGTGCCCCGTGGAACATCACCTGGCCTGGGCTGTTTAAGTTTCCCAATGGGCTGAAACCGCAACTGTCGAGTGGGGTGAACGTGACCGACGGCATCTCGTTTTTCTGTGATGGCTCCCAGATGTTTGGGGTCATGCAACCGGCGTTTGGCTGATGCACTCGGTCATGCACTGGGGATCGCAGTTCAAGCCGCCTCCCGCCGCCAACCTGGTCTTCGACCATCCCCTCATGTGGCAGTTGTGGCCGACCAAGGCGGTCAGTCCCACCCCGACCTTTTCCTGTTCCCTTGGTGGGGGCACGGTCTACGACTGGGAGATGGTGCTCCGCAAGTGCAAGCCGAATGAGGCCCGGTTTCCCGGCGCGAGGCGGGTCGAGAACATGATCCTCGGCTCTTCGCAAAACCTGACCGTGGCACCGTGGACGGCGTACAACGTCGGCCTCAATTCGGCGGCCCCGGTCCTCACCTGGAATTATGGCGGGTCGCAGGCCACACGGGTGCAGTTGAACCGTGGCAACGACCTCGCGGTGGGCGTATCGAGCATGTACCAGGTCATCGTGGTCCCGCTGACCACCGCCGCCTATCGCCTGTCGGTCGATCTGTGGACGCTGAGCAACCCGATAGTGCTGGTCGTCGCACTCAGCAACCAGATCAACAACCTCACCATCAACAACACCGGCCCGGTGCGCTATTCGTTCCTGGTCACTGCCAGCTTCGCCTCCGCGCCCTCCTTCGCCATCGGCCTCTACGGCACCAACAGCGGCGGGGTCAACAACTCGCAGGCAGGCGATCTGATGGTCGGCAGGGTGCAATTTGAATTGATCTCGGGGCAGTCCAACACCAACCCTGGCGAGTACCAGACCGTGGGCATGGGCGGCACCGCCTACTCCAATGTCGACGGGGTGCGTTGCTACGGCGTCAAGAACGGCAACACCATGACCGGCAACGTGATGAACGAGATCGCCGGGACGGTGCCGCTGACGACTACCAACGGTGCCAGCGCCATCGTCTGCGATACCGTCGGCCCCGGCGGGATCTTGATGGACTCGCAGACCACCGTCGGCTGGGGCATCGAGTGGGACTTCAGCACGGTCAATGTGGCGAACATGTCGGTCGTCACCAAGAACGCACCAGGTCCGACCCGGGACTATTACGGAGCCGCCTTTGTTGAGACTGCGGTCAGTGCCCAGCACTACATGAACACCAGCGCGACCCTGCCGTTCGCGGTCACCAATTCGTTTTTCGGGGTCTTCGCCGCCCCCGGCCAGCGCAACAACATCCAGGTGCAGCATATCCTCGGCCCCGACCAGGCCCTGGCAAGGTATACCCTCGCCGGTAACGGCACGGTCACCTTGGCGCAGATGAACGGCGGCACCGGCACCCTGCGCGGCTCGGGCATCATTCCCCTCAAGGGCGGTTGGTACTTCTGCTGGGTGGCGATGTCAGGCGTCGCAGCGTCGACCGCGCTGTCCACCTGGATCGTCGCCGAGAACGGCAACACCTATGGCGGCAGTGGTCAACCCGCCTGGTATCTGTACGGGATGACGGTGATGGATACCGGCAGCGACATCTACACCTACCCCTGCCAGTATGCGGTCGCCACCCGTGGCACCGACATCCTGTCCTTCCCCGGCAACAACATGAACCCCAGCGTGGGCACCGCCTACGCCGAGGTCAGGACCAAGTGGAAGACGGCCTGGCAGCAGCGCGGGTATGTCACTGGCGAGACCTACCACCTGCCGCTGATGATCCAGGGCAGTTATGGCTCGGACAGCATCGCCATGTACGACGGCACCACGCTGGCGGTCAAGACCGGACTGCCAGACTCCAGCACCGCCATCCGTAAGGTGGCATCGACCTGGGGCGGCGGACAGCAGCGGTGTACCGGCGGTGGCCTGCCGGTGGCCGGGACGACGTTCTCGGGCAGCATGGGAGCGTCACTGGTGAGCATCGGCTACTCGCCCTGGGTCGGGCTGGCGATAGGGGGCCAGATCCGCAACGTCAAAATTTGGGACGTGGTGTCGTCTGCCGCCGATCTGAGCGCGGTCACTGCCGGGTCGGCCGGATGAGGTACGAGATGATCGCCCCCGAAAACCTCCGCGCCTGCTGGGCCAGGGTCAAGACCGGACTGGAGCGGGTGCTGCAGGTCGGCAACGAGACCTGGATACCGGAGGACATCTACACCTACCTGCGGACCAAGATGGCCTTCCTGTACCTGGCCTGGGACGGCGACGAGTACCGTGGGTTCATGGTGATCGAGAGCAAGCGCGACACCTTTACCAACCAGCCCTATCTGCACGTCTGGGTGCTATTCGGCGAACCACGCAATGGCCTTGACCATTTCGCTGCGGTGGAACAGTTTGTCGAGGGGACGATTGAATTCATCGACGGGCTGGCGCAGACGGCGGGTGCCAGCACGGTGAGGATGTCGGGGCGCGAGGGCTGGAAGCGGTTCCTGCGCGGAAAATTCAATCCGGTGAGAGTGTGCTACGAACGACAGTTATGAGGAGCTAGACATGGGCGGCGGATCAGGTGGTGGCGGTTCTTCGACGGTGGCGCGGTTTGAGCCGCCCGACTATGCACAGCAGGGCTGGGCGGACTACGTCAATAACCTGACGGCGATCACCCAGCAGACGTACCAACCCTACGAGGGGATGACTGTTGCCCCCATCAACAACGCCCAGGCCGGTGGGATGCAGTACATGATGGATCTGGCCGGGAATGACTCGCCGGACATGGCGGCGGCGAAGGCGATGAACCAGATTACCGCCAGTGGTGGTTATGAGAATCCCTACGCGACGCAGCAGACCGAGAATGCCTACAACCCGTGGCAGCTTGCGGAGGCGGCGCCGCAGATCCAGACCAACACCTATCGCGATTCGTACAACCCGTATGGCGGGTTCTCGCCGGAATACGCGCAGTTCAAACAGAATTCGCTCAATGACGTGGTGGGTGCCTACCAGCGCGGGACGGCGGCGCAGACCGACACCGCCTTCAACCGGCCGGGGGCCTTCGCCGGGGGTGCCCACGTCGCGCAGATCGGGGCCAACGAGGACGCGCTGGCGCGGAACCTCGCACGGCAGTCGAGTGAGATGGATTTCGGGCAGTGGGACCGGTCGAGCGGACTCTACAACCAGGACATCGGGCGCAACGCCAACCTTGAGCAGCAGGCCATCGGGATGGTCAACGACACCCGCCAGGCGGACTATGCGCGGAACTCGGGGATCGCCGAAGCGGCGCTCAATCGCGGGATGCAATCGCAGACCAACGACCTCAACCGGGCGACCAGCGCCTGGGATGCGGAGCGCAACCGGCAGATGAGCGCCTACCAGAACGCGCTGCAGGGCCACCAGAGCGACCTGTCCGACGCGCAGCACATTATCGGTGTCGGCGACGCGCAAAGACAGTACCAGCAGGACATGTTGAACCAGCAGTTGAACAGCTACCAGCAGTGGCAGCAGTACCCGTATCAGCAGGCGGATATTTTCGGCAACGCGCTGTCGAGGGCCTCGGGCAACTACGGGCAGAACACGCAGACCGGGCAGACCAACTACCAGGCCAATCCGTATGCGGCGCTGATTGGCGGCGGCTTGCTCGGCGCAAGCATGTTTGGCTAAGGAGACGACATGAGCGGTATCGAAGAAGCAGCACTGATGTCGGCACTGGTCTACGGTGGCCTGGGGGCGGAGGGTGGCGTGGGTGCGGCCGCAGGGGCGGCGACTGCCGCTGGCGCATTGGGCACCGGTGCGGCGGCGGGTGCCGGTGCGGGTGGGTTGCTCGGCGCGGCGTCGTATGGCGGGGCATCGCTGGCGGAACAGACGGCGATGCAAGAGGCTATTGCCGCCCAGCAGGCGATGGACGCCGGGGGGACTGCGGTGGCGCAGGGCACCTCCTATGGTGGCGGCTCGGCGGCGGAACAGGCGGCGATGAACCAGGCATTGTCTGGGGGACAGACAGCGACCAGTAGCCTGCTGCAACCCGGCAGCGCCGAGTCGTCAATTTTCGGCAACATCCCGGAGGGCCAGTTGCCGCCCTCCCAGCTTACCGATTTCGAGAAGTTCATGCGCTTTGGCAAGCAGGGCCTGAGTACGATTGGCAAGAACCTCGCCAAGACCGGCATGACCGGGACCATCGCCAAGAGCCTGCTGGGCGACCAGGCACCGCCGAAGCAGGAATCGATCATGGCGCGGCAACCGGGTGGCGGAGCGCCCTCGCAGCAGCCGTCGTCGGTGTCGCTGCTCGGCCAGCAGCAGCCGCACCAGGTCACTCCGTATGCGCCGACGCTGGCAGGCGTGGGGGGCGATGATGCAGAGATGCAGCGTCGCCGGAAACTGATGCTGCAACAGATGGGGTACGCATAATGGCTACCGGACGCGGATATTTCACCGACCCGAAAACGGGCCACACCCTGTATGAAGACGACCGGGGCAGGCTTACCGACATCGATACCCACACAGTGCTGTCGGAGAGTTTTTCGACCAACACCACCGACACCAACAAAGACCCGAACCGGGCCGATGCCTGGAAGGGTGGGCAGCAGGGCGGTCCCTGGTTGCCGCCGCAATTCAAGCAGACCTACGGCAACTACACCGGCATGTTCCCGTCGATGGGGCAACAGGTCGGGCAGGCACTGCAAGGCTCGATCCAGCCCAACAACTACCTGCCATCGTGGTTCCAGGGGACGCTGCCGCCGAGGATGAATACGCCGGTGCGGATGCAGTCGTACTACGGCAACAATCCGGCTCTGGCTAACCAGTTTCCTGGCGGCAGCAGCGGCCAGCCATTCGGCATCCAGCCGACGGGCAACCCCAATCCGCCCAGCGGCGTGCCGGGATCGTTCAGCCGGACCACGATGGGCAACCCCAACCCGCTCAACGCGGCGATCCAGTACGGGCGCTCCAACGTGCCACGGGTGACCAACGCCAGCAACCCGTTCATCGGTGCCTATGCGGGGCTGTCCGGCTACAACCCCGGCCAGCAGCAGGTCGGACAGCCAGCCCCGGTCATCCCGAGGCTAGCGTCACCGGGAGGCACCCAGCCCCCGCCGAACAACTTCAATCCAGGACCGGGACAGAATCCGCCCCCACCCAACCAGACTACCGGGGCCGGTGGCGGGAACAATGGCCCCCCGCAGTACTACGACGTGCCGGAAGGCGGCGGGGTGATCAACCTCTCGGGTGGGGGTGGTCCACCGACCTGGCAGGTGCCGCCGACCGGTGGCCCCAGCGTCTCGACCAAGGCCTATTCGCCGAACAACCCCTATGGCGGGATGTACCGCAATCCCCAGGCTGATGCCTGGGAGCAGCAGCAGGGGGGTCCGCAGATGCTGCCGGGGACCGGCGGCGATGTTTCGCTGCCGTCGAACGGGTACGGGGCGGGAACGCCAGCCGGTTACCACCTCGATACCGCACCGGCCACCACCGATCCGGGTTCGATGCTGGGGCTGCTGGGGTTCCTCGGCGGGAGCAACTTCCCGTCGAGTGCCGCAGCCTACGCCAACTGGTATCAGCAGACCTACGGCAAGCAAGCGCCGCCACCTGCGCCGACATCGTATTTGAAATGAGAGGGATGACATGAGCGGATCAGCAGGCGGTGGAATGGGTTATGGCGGGATGCAGCAACCCTACGGCTACGGTGGTGGAATGCAGAACCCCTATGGTGGCGGCGGTTACGGCCAGCAACCGGCTTGGGGTCAGGGCGCCGGGGGTCGGTACAGTCCGCAGTTGCGGCAGGCGCAGAACCAGTGGCAGCAACGGGCGGGGTATGGCGGCGGCTCACCGATGATGGGGATGAGCGGTGGCAACATGGCGTGGAACAACCCGCAAGATCCCGGTTCCGGCTACAACGCAGACGCGCAGGCGCTGCGCATTGCACAAGGTCTGCCAGCGCAGGAGTCAACCAATGCCGGTGAGCAACCACCAGAGCAGGCCACCCTCGCCAACACGGCCATGAACCAACCATCGCCGTGGCAGAACCAGCCGTGGCAGCAGTACGGTCGGCCACCCGGCAATGCCTATGGCTGGGGCCAACCATTCGGGATGCGGCAACCGTCGATGCAGATGTGGGGCAATGGCGGCTTGGGCAACTACGGTCCCGCGCAGAGCAATTACGGCGGGATGCGGATGCCACAGCAGCAGTACCTATAAGGAGTGATCATGGCTGATTCCATGCTCGACAATCCAGACCTCGACACGCTGCTGAAGAAGGCCCTCGCCCGGTACAACGAGGAGGAGACTTCGCCCTGGCGCACCGGGCTGAGTTCGATGGGGCTGGCGATGCTGGCCGGTAACCAGAACGGGGGCAACCTCTGGCAGTCGCTGGGCAGGGGTGGCCTGCTGGGGATGGAAGCGATGCAGGCCGAGAAGACCCGGCAGCAGAAAGACCCGGCACAACTGGTCAGTCTGTTGAGCGCGGTGGACACGATGAAGCAGAAGCAACTGGAACGGGCGGCGATGGCGCAGTTCCAGAAAGATCGCACCGGGCTGGGTGGTGCCGGTTATGGACCTCCTGCGCCGCCGATGGGACCGCAGAGCGATGTCGGGCCAGGTGACTATGCGGGGCCGGTAACGCCGCCGATGCAAGTACCGCAGATGCCGCCACCGCCCACAGGAGGGGCGCGGGACAACATGACTCGCCAGGTGATGGAGAAGTGGCGCTTCAGCGACTCCCCGGCGGTGCGCGAGATGGCGAAATCGTGGATCGATGATTATGAGAAGTACAAGCCCAAGATCAAGGAGGTCACCACCCTGACCCAGATCCAGGACGGCAAGCCCCAGCGGGTGAAGGTGATGATCATGGAAGACGGCTCGATCCAGCCGATGCCGTCGTATGGGCCGGATCTGGAAAAGCCGGTGGCGACCGATTACGGCAAGGGGATAAGGTTCTCCGATGCCTACGATCCGAACAAGGTGATTGCGGAGGTTCCGAAAACCCTGACCCCCGGCGAACAGCAGACTGACATCCGCACCACGCGGGAAGGGGCGCTGAACCGGGCGCAGAGTGCCCAGATTGCTCGTGATCAGTTGAACAAGCCGCAACTGGTCGAGGGTGACCAGGGTTATGTGGCGGTGAACACGAATCAGCCGGGGGTGACGCGCCCGGTGCTGGGGCCGGACGGGCAGCAATTGCAAAAGGGCCAGGATATGCCGTCGCAGTTCATGGCGACGAAGGTATCGAACACCCAATTGGGCAATAAGCTCAGCTTCGCGTCGAGGCTGCTCAAGGGCGAGAAGATTGGCGAGGTGCAGGGCGATAAGGATGCGCTGCTGCCGATTTACGGTGCCCTGCCGGGGGCGCAGGATGCTGCCGCCTACTACAAGCCGGAAGGAATCGCCACCCGCGCCGCCATTGCCGACATCGGCTCCCAGATCCTGCTGTTGCGCTCTGGCGCCGCAGTGTCGCTGGATGAGTACAAGCGGACCAAGGACTTCATTCCGAGGATCACCGATTCGCCGAAGGCGGTCCATGACAAGATCGCCTACCTGCAGCAGGTCATCAAGGAAGAAAACGATGCAGTCGATGCGGTGGCGAAGTCGATGGGCTTCCGCACGCCGAGGGGCCTCGCGCCAGCGGTAGCACAACCCACCCCACCCAACGCCACCCTTTCTGGCGTACAGGCAGCGAAGCGCAGGCTATTGGAAGGAGGACAGTGATGGAAATGGACTATTCCAAGCTCTCGCTTGAGGAACTGAACAAGCTGGAGGCCGAGTTGCTAGCCAAGCAAGGGCCGAAAGAAGAAGCGCCGAAGAAGATGTCGATGACCGACCAGTTCATGCATCAGTTGGGGCTCCTGCCGCGTATCGGGGTCGAGGGACTGACAGGGATCGCCAATGTCTTCGCCAACCCGTTGGCCTATACGCTCAACAAGATCACGGGCAGCAACGCCCCATTGCCCTCGCAGGGGGTCTCGCAGGCCTTGACCAAGCTTGGGCTACCCGAATTCCAGCCGGGGCTGGAACAGTTCCTGGCAGGGCCTGCCGAGGCCCTGGTGGCGGCGTCTCCCAGCAAGTTCCTGGCCGGTCTGGGGCCGCTGGTGACACGGGGGCCGGTGGGTAAGGTATCGCCGACTGCGACGCCGACCGGGGTGGCTGCGCGTGAGGCCCCGCTGCTGGCCCCGCTGGGTGAGAAGCTCGGCATCCAGGCGCAGGGGGCGGTGGGCGGCGCGACAGCGGCGGAGGGGGCCAAGGCGGCAGGCGCTGGGCCAGTCTGGCAGTTCATCGCCAGCCAGGTTGGGGGCCTAGCTGCACCCGCTGGCATCGGCGCGGCCAAGATGGGCGGCAGGGCAGCAGTGGAGGGCATCCGGCCGCTGCGCGAAAAGGGTCAGGATCAGATCGTCGGCACCAGCATGTATGACCAGTTGCACGATCCGAAGGCGGCAATGGCGAATCTGGAGAACGTGCCGGAATACGTCCCCGGTTCGCAGCCGACGACGGGTCAGGCGTCGCGAGATATCGGGCTGCTCGGCGCGGAGCGCGGGGTGCAGCGGATGAGTCCAGGCACTGCGATCCTCGGTGAGCAACAGCTTACCAACAACCAGGCGCGAATGGATCAGTTGCGGACGCTGCCAGCCTCGGAGCAGGCGCTGGCGCTGGCCGACATGTTGCGTGACCAGGCGGCAGACCCGATTCGGGAGAATGCTTTCGCCAAGGCCAAACCAGTGGACATCAGTAGCGTCGAGAAGATGATCTACGACCTTGGCAATGCGTCGAAGGACAACACGCTGATCCAGAAGTTTGGGGAGTTGATGAGCAAGCTCGATGCCGATCCACGCGGGGTATACGGGACGCGGATGCTGATCGACAAGTGGCTTAGGAATATTCCCGAAAACAATTCGCTTGACGCATGGGGCAAGAAGCAGTTGATGATGGTCAAGAACCAGATCGACGTGGTGCTGAACAAGGCCACCAAGGGCGAATTCGGCAAGTACCTCGACACCTACAAGGATATGTCCAAGGCCGTCGACCAGGCCAAGGCGTCGATGGAGATTCTGGACAAGTTCAGCAAGACCCAGGTCGACCTCCGGGGCAACCCGCAACTCTCTCCCTATGCGCTGAAGTCGGCGGTGGAGGGGGTACAGAACCCGGTGACCAAGGGCGGTGCCGAGACGATTTTCACTCCCGCGCAGATGAACATGTTGCAGCGGGTGATCGCCGACCTCGACCGGGCGGCGCTGTCGAACAGCAGCGCGGTGCGTCCGGCGGGGTCGAACACCTTCCAGGACATGGCAAGCGGCAACCTGGTCAATCGCAGCCTGGGCGGCGGGATAGCGCAAAACGCCCTGTTCCAGGCGGTCCCCAAACGGATTCTGGACTTCCTCTACAGCCAGCCAGAGAAGAGGATGCAGGACTTGAATGCGCGTGGCTATGCCGACCCCAAACTGGGGTTGTATCTGATGAAGCAGCGCCTGCCGCCGAAGGACCAGATCACCCTCGACCAGTTGCTCAACAACGCTGGCACTGCGTCCTATGGCGGCTTGCTGGGCGATCTATCACAACGATGAATGGTCGAGCAGACCCCGCGCACTGGCTTCAACATCCTCCTCATGGTCGAGGCGCTGATCGCGATTTGCGTGGTGCTGGCCGGGGTGGTGTGGGCCTGGTCGTCGGTGGAGAGGCGGGTGACGGCGCTGGAAGAGGCGCAGCACCGGGACGCGCAGCAGCAGGATGCGAAACGGCGCGATCAGCGCATCGAGCGCATCGAGCAGGCGATTGAGGAGCAGGGCAGGGCATTGAAGCAGATGGCGCCGAGGAGATGACATGCCGATGATCACCAGAGAAGAACAACTGCGCCGTCAGGTGCCGTATACCAAGGAAGAGCAGGACCGTCGACGGGCGAAGTCGCGAGAGGATTTGACCGGGACTGCGCTGGGCGCTACCAAGGCTGGGCTGGGTGGGCTGATGGACATCCTTGGGGCGCAGGGCGATATCAGCACGGTGCTGATGCCGCAGGATATCCGGCAGAACATGATCCCCTCGGACCATCTGCCGGGTGGGTCGGAGTGGTGGCGACAGCAACTGATCAATGCCGGTGTGTTCGATCCGCGTGCCCCTTCTACGGCGGAAACGGTGGGGACGCTGATTCCCGGCGCGGCCAATCTCGCCGGTCTCGGCGGTGCGGCGGTGAAGGCTGGCAAGGGCGTGGTGAAGGGCATTCTCAGCATGAGCGACGAGGCGCTGGCGAATGCGGGGAGGGTGGCTGGCCGGATGATCCCCTTGCCGCAGGCACCGTTGGCGCTGGGTGCGGCACCGAAGGGTCCGAAGCTCCCGCCCCAGGGACCACCAGCGGCCCCTTCGCCGCCGACCAACCCGGCAGCGCAAGCGCCGATGGCACCTCCTGTACCTCCGATCACCAAGAGTACCAACCTGCCCGATATCAGGCCACTCCCCACCGCTGATTCCATCAGAATTGCCCGTACCGAACCGCATCTGATTCCCTCCCCCGTCTCTTCAGAGGGTGGGTTTGTCGGCAGTCCGCGCAACATCAAGACCAAGGCGGATGTTGAGGCGCAGCGCAGGTATCTCGATGAGTATGTTGCCAGAGACGCCCGTGGTGGTGACTGGTATGACCGGCAACGGGCGGCAATTGCCGAAGTGACTGGGTTCGATCCGCGCTATCCCGATATTGGTGGTGGCATCCCGAAGAAACATGCGGACTGGATGGCGGCACAGGAGGGGCAAAACTCTGCCGGGGTCAGTCCAGAAACGGAGCTTCTATTCGGCTTGCGGCCTAGTATTGGTGACATCGTGGGGCTGCCGCAAGGTGGTCATTACCCGGCGCAGGATGCGGCCCAGAGGGCGGCGATTGCCGCCAATGATTGGAGCAAGTATCAATTGGCCGAGAAGACCGACGAGTACCGGCGGTTCAGCAACCCCAATCAGCCGCGCCCACCGGGCGCCACCGGGGTCAACGACTTCCGCCATGCGGTCAACCTGGGCTATACCGAACCTAGCGGCATCCCGCAAAAGGCGGGGTTAACCAAGGGCCAGCATACCTGGTCTGACTATGAGACGGCATTGATGGTGGACCGGGCCAACAAGGCGAAGCTCGGTGGGCGCTCCAACTGGACCGGAGAGCAGATCCAGGCCGCGCCGTGGGTGGTGCAAAAGGCTGATGCGATCTTTGAGAAAAGCGGACAGGGCTGGATGGAAAAATACATGAAGGATGGGCTATCGGTCACCGAGGCGAGGGCCAAAGCCTATGAGGATGCGTTCCAGGAGGGGAATAAGACCATCGGCGACTTTCTCGACAAGCACACGATGAATATCACCTCAGAGAAAATGGTCGGTAGTAAGGTGGCGGCGAGGGGGCATTTGCCAGGGTCGGCGAATTGGTCTGATGCAGAGCGCAGGGCTTATTCGCTGGACTACGACCCAAGGGCGATGGCCCCAGGCTTTCGCGATCCGATCTACAGCGGGATGCAGGCGGGGGATAGTGGGGTGGCGATGCGGGTGCGGCCATCGATCCAAAATCAAGGCATGTACAAGGCGCAGGGTGAGCCGGTAGCGTTTGAGGAGGGCCTGGTGCATCGTCCGCTGGCGGCATTCGATGTTGGGCCTGGGGGGACAAAATCACTGACCGATGCCGACAAGCTGATGTTCAACACCGGTGAATTGTGGAGGGCGCTCGTTGGCGGTCAGAACGCGGCTGCGGGGCATATCGTATGGCGTGGTGGCAGAACGAAAGACATGAATGCGGTGGCGATCCCGACGGCCGGAAGGAGTACGCCCGACGAATTGCTGGGGGTCAAGTCAGTCAGTGATCTGTACGGGATGCCTGACGTGGTGGATAGGGGCAAGGGCCTGACGCTGATGAACCCGGCAGGGGATGCCCCCGACCTGAAAGACAAGACCTTCCGCAGCCTGGTGGATACGCTGGACCCGCACGGGGTGTTGAGGCAGGAGGGTGGTATCGAGCGGGTGAAGGCCGATACCATCTACCGCGACGTGGGCGATTACCGGCCGGTGGGGAAGGACTACAACGTGGACTGGAGTCAGCCTGGGGTGAACCTCTGGGAAAAACCCGGTGAGGGACACGCCACTCGTGCCTTCTTGAATGAGGTCAATACCACCCCGCAGCTTCGCGCTGCGTTTGAGCAGAACCCGTATATCGCTGGCGATGCGCTGGCCCAGCACGGCAGGGACGTGCGCTGGGCCGACAAGGGTGGTGGCACCAGCAGCGACCTGCAACACCTGCGCGAGGTCGCTGGCACTGGCAAGGGTTGGATAAAGTTGCTGGAAAGCATGTATGACCCAGTCACCGGCAAGCTCAAACCGGGGATGAATCTTCCGGGGTTTGCGGGTGCCGGTCTGCTTGGTTATGGGTTGTGGCCTGGGGATGAGGAAGCTGGGAACTAGGCACATAGACGGTGGTGGGGGGGATGACCAGGGGGCCACTGCGCTTGGGCGGTTCCTTCGCCCTACCTGGAGGCGGATCGCGCAGAATGGTCAGCGGGGTGCCATTGAATCGCTGGTAGTTGGCACTCTGCTCCCTCCTGCTGGGAGGGGCGAGGTAATAGGTGAGTCCGTTCTTTGCGGTGTATAACTTTCGCTGTCTTGCCATGATGGTTCCTTGAAGGAGTGCTGCTATGGAATCGATGCTGTCTCTGCTGGTCGCCGTGATCATCCTGGGCGTCGTTTTCTACTTGCTCTACTGGTTGGTGGGGCAGATCCCCCTGCCGCCCCCGTTCAAGGTTGTGGCAACGGTGCTGCTCGGGCTTTTCGCTGTGCTGATCTTGCTCGGTTTGCTTTTTGGATGGACGCCGATTCCGAGGTTTCGTTAGCGGCGCGGCACCAGGCGATGATGTCCCCGGCACGCCACACGATGGGGTTGCCGGGTCGGGCCGGGGCCGGGAAGCCTGGAAGTTTGCCGACCCGTTCCATCGTTCTCGGCTTGTAGTGGAGGTAGTCGGCTACGGCTTTCTTGTCCCATAGGACATCGTCGGCGTGGATCATGTCGGCTCCTTGGGTTGGGCGAGGGCGGCGGTAATGCCTTCACGCAAGGCTAGGTTTCCCTCATGCCCCAACCAATTGCTTGCCTCCACCAGCAATTCGCGCAGCCGTGCCACCTCCGCATTCGCTGCGGCGAGTTCTGATCGCAATTGGGCAAGTTTATCTGCCGCTCCGTCTCTCATGTTGGTTCCTTGGGTTGGGCGAGGACAGCAAAGGCTTCGTTTCGTGCTGCCGTTCTGTGTTGCGGACTGTGCTGGTAACGGTAGGCGTCGAACAGGTACTGTAGCGAAGACCGCAGCCGCTTGATCTCCGCATCGCGTGCGGCGAGTGCGGTTTGAAGGCGGTCCTGATGGTTGTTGGCCGCCTGCCGCGCAGCGTCCAGGTGAACGCATTGCGCGATCAATTCTTCGCGGCTTAGCTTTTCCAATTCACGATCTGGAAGGCGGCTCATCGGGTCACCTGTATCAATCCATCGCGCCACAGGCGCAGCCAGGTGCGGTCCATAGCACGACGGAACATCAGTTGTTTATCGGCGCGGTCGGCGGTGTAGATTTTGGTGGGGTCGCGGCCGGTGCCCTGGTCAAGCCAGCGGTGACAGGCTGCGCAGAGGTGCGCGGTGAAGCAGTCATGGGCCTTGTGCGCCGCACCCTTGCCGTGGATCGACATGTTGCTATGGGCCGGTTCGCAGGGGCCGATGGCGCCGCAGTTGCCGCAGACTGAATCCAGCCGGTGGGCCAGGTCGAGGAGCTTGCGGTTGCGGTACTCCGGGTCTTTAGGGATTTCCATAACCATGCCTCTCCGCCCGTTTGGAGGCCTCCTGGCTGCGCCAGACATCGGCGGCGACCGTCGACAGCGTAAGCTCCCAGCGCAGTGCCTCGGCGCGTTCTGTGGCCTCTCTGAGGCCCTCCAGCAGTTCCAGGTAGTCGGGGTGGCACCGGGCGTCGCGCTCCTGGGCGGCGGCGCTGGTGGCCCCCTGGGCCTCGGCTGCTTTCATCAACAGCGCCAACTTGGATTTCTTGAACTCCTCCAGGTAGCCGACCTGGGCCTTCGCCTTCGCGTATTGCGGGGCGATGGTCCGCAGTTGCTGCATCCGCCGTTCGATCTGTTCGTCGCTTGCCATGGTCAGAACGGGATGTCATCGTCGAAGTCGGCCTTGGGCCGGGATGCAGACCGCTCTTGCGGCTTGCTTTCCTTGCGCTTGAAGGACAGCGACAACCACTTGTCCTTACCCTCCTTGCCCTCCTTGATCCAGCCATCCATCCAATACTCGACGCCGTTGATGGTGCAGTTGCCGGTGCGGTCGGGGTGGGTGTCCTTCTCCTTGCGTGAATTGATGAACAGGGCACCGCTGTTGTCGTACTTGGTCTCAGGCATCGTCCATCTCCGTTTGCAGGTTGCGACGGCGAATCTCTTCGCGTTTGATTGAACTGCGGAATTCCGAGTCGAAGCAGAACCAGATCGCAAGCTTCTCCTCGACGGTGAGCTTCAGGTCTTGCAGCACGTCGACTGCCTCAGGGATGCCCTTCGCGGCGTAGGCCTCGACCACCGACTGCGCCTTGCGCTGGATCGACTCGCGCTCGGCCTCGGTCAGTGCGTTGAAGGCGTCCTCGGTCACCCCCCGTGCCGACCCCTTGGGTGGTTCGCTATCGGCGCGGATACGCTCGATCCTGGCCGGTAGGGTATTGCTGTCGTGGTCGATGCTTGCATTTTCCTCGACATGCAGTTGCCCCTTGTGCCAGAGGTCCAAAGCGGCACCAAACCTCATCGCCGCGTTGCGTAGAGCGTCGCCAATGCACTCTTTCTCGCGGGAGCCTACGTCCATATAGCTTTTGCCTTCGGCGTTGCCGTAGCCGATCCTGGTGACCCCATGCACGGTCAGCCGAATCCACAGACCGCCGGTGGCATCGAACTGCGGCAGGCCGTCTTCGCCCAGGGTCATCGGCTCCCAGTTCCAGGAAGGGTCGGCGTCGAGCAGCCGGTCCGTCAAGGCGGCGTGGCCGACGTAGTCGAGATGGATCACGTCCGGGTGGTGCCAGCCCCCGCAGACCTCGCACTTCTTCTTGAGGCCGGGGGCGCAGTCGTTCTGGGCCTTGGTGCCTTTGGGGAGTTTCGACACCTGATGCGCCGGGAACGGCAGGCGCAGCAGTTCCAGCCCAGTTGGGGGCGGGGGCGGTGACTGCTGGCCCTTCTCGATGAGAGGTGGCTTCTCGGCGCTCATTTGCGGAACTCCAGCTTGGAGTCCCACTGCTGCCACCCGTCGAGCATGGGGTCGACGTGACTGATGATCAGTCCCTGCGCGTGGGCGCGGCAGACGTAGTGCAACTGCTTCAGGTAGGAACCGAAGACCGGCGTAATGTCATCCGGCCCCTCGGCGAGTGGTGCGTAGCGCACCTTGCCGGGGTCATCGTCGCGCAGCAGCTTCAGGCCGTGCTTCTCGTTGCGGTCATAGCATAGGGTGGTCATTTCGTACTGCTCCTTTCCAAGGTCTGCCTGCTGCTGGGACATCACTCGACTCCCAGTTGGTAACGGATATCTATGGTTCCCCAGCCCTCGCTGGCGATCACCGCATCGATCCAGCGGTCGCGCCAGATGTCGATGACTTCCTTGTGCGTCATTTCGCCGGGGGACATGATTTCGGCGAGGGCCTCGGGATGCTCGTGGGCCAGCCAGTCGCAGCAGTCGCGGCAGGTATCGAGGTCACCGATCTCCAGCCGGAAGGACAATTCCAGCTTGACCCTGCTGGCGCAGTCGCGGCGCAGGACGCCGTGACCAATCGCCTTGCGCTGCAACTCCTGGGCCTGGGTGAAGTGGATCACGCGCAGCAGGTTCTTGTCGTTGTCGTTCATTGCTTGGGCCTGTTGGCAGGAAACCTGCTGGAGAAGTTGTGGGTGTACTTCTCGACGTATTCGGGCCAAGTGGCCTCGATCCTGGCGCAGTTATCGCTGTCGGCGTATAGCCAGAGTTCGCCCAGGCGGCGCACGAAGCCGCCACCGTAGTCGATCATGTTCTGGGCGACGACAAGCTTTTCATCGTGGGTCATTTCGGGGCCTCGGCCTTGGGCTTGCGGTTGCGGACGCGGGGCTTGCTGTTGACGGCCGAGATGACCCCGCGCAGGTTGAAGTCGGCCTCGGGCACCACCTGGGTGAAGACGTCGGTGGTTGTCGTCTCATTGCCGACGACACTGCCGTCGTTGCCACCGATCTCGGTGACGGTGATGCGGTAGGTTTTCATTCTGACTCCCTGGGTTGTGATCATTCGGTTGCTTCGTACAACTCGGCCCACTGTTCCTGGACCGCTTCCTCCCACCACTCCTGGCCCACCTCGCGCAGGCTGGTGACGAATTCCTTGGCGGTGCATTCGCGGCACTCATCGCAGAATTCCAGCCAGCCGGTGCGGACATAGTTGCCGTCGGCGGTGTTACACATTTCGACCATCGCCGCGAAGGCGCGGTCGCGCATCTGTTCAAGGACGCCGGGATCGACTGCGTTCTCTTCGGCGGCTGACAGTTGGTATTCGTAGTGGCTCATGCTGGTTTCTCTCCGGGGGGGGGGTAGGCGCTAGAGCGCAGGAGCTAGGCTCGGGCCTAGCCTCTGGGTTCTTAGTAGTCGGGCGACTCGCCCAAGTCGTCCAGGTCGTAGCCGTCGATGTGGTCGGCGTTGCGGCGTAGGGCCAGATCTTCATCGTCGAGTTGGCGTTCAAGGCGGCGGATCTCGGCCTCGTAGCTGTTAATCATGGCTTGCTGTTCGGCGGCTTGGTCTTCGGCGCTGATTTGGATTTTGGTCATTTTGTTTCTCCGGTTGGTACTGCGTTGTTGATGTCTGAATTATCAGCGCAGCGTAGAAAAGTGTCAATAGCTTTTCTAATATTATTTGCCGTTGTCGTATTCCTGCTGCAACAGATCCTGGATGGCCGCGTCCTTCGTAGGCCCCCTGCCGATCAGACATCCCGGTTCGTACCCGTCGCGGGTGGCGGCGTAGTCGTAGGCATTGGTCGGGATGGGCGGGAACACGTCATGCACCTCCAGCCGTGGCATCGGCACCTTGAACCCTGCCGCCTTCCGCAGCCGGTCGAAGCGGACCCGGATATCGGTGGCGTGACTGGGGGTGTACTTGAACTGCGGGTCGAGGATGGACAGGGGAGGCTTCATAGGATCTCCGCGAGGTGAAGGATCAACAGGAAGAAGGCGGCGAGGGTCAGCGCGATGCCGACGGCACGCTCGGCGCTCATTGCTTGTCCTCCATGGCGCGGGAGATGACGGCATCGGCCCTCATCCCGGCGTCGAAGGCGCGGCACTCGGCAACCATGTCGGCCAGGCGCTGCACGGCCTGCTCCTTGCTGCTGTCGTCAACGCCACGCACGAGGGTCTTGACCAGCACGCCGAGGGTGCAGATGGCCCCGGCGAAAAATGCCGCTTCCATGTCATCGACCTGGGCCTTGGAGGCGTCGTCGGCGATGACCGCCTTGCGGAAGCTGGCGAACTCACGGGCGAGGGGTTTCATGCTTCCACCCGGATGTCGACGGCACCGGCAAACCCGCGATACCAACCACTGAAGTGGTCGGCGAAACGGTCGGCGTCGTACTGGTCGAACTGATGCGCCTCTTCGCGCTTATCGGTGTTGAACCCCCGGCAACCGTTGCCGCCGAGGTAGGCATCGGCCTTGCGGCCGTCAGGACCAACTGCGTTTTTCAGAACGACGATCATGCTTCCTCCTTGGGGAAAACCGGGGTGATGCCGAGGGCGGTGTCGATCTCGGCGGAGAGCTTCCCGGCGTTATCGAGGTAGGGGTGCAGGCGGAACAGCACCGACAGGATGCCGCTGGCCTGGGCCAGCATCCGACGGGCGTTGTCCTTGTCGGTCTGCGACCAGTCTTGGTAGGTGTTGGGCAATTCCATCAGTGGACTCCTTGGGCGGACGAGTTGTAGGCGTCGAGCAGCGCGGCGTAGGAGACGTACTCCACGGCGTTGTTGGCGACGAAGGCGCAGGCGGTGGTGGGGCCGACACCGGCATTGACCAACGTCAGGACGTGGATCAGCGGGGTGACCAAGGTGGTCGGGACGGCGTCGATGCGGTAGGTCTTCATTGCTGTTGCTCCGGGTGGGGTGTCGATGAAATGGATTATCAGCCAAAGTGTATCGGTGTGCAATAGCTAATCTAATAATATTTCGTGGGTGTTGCAAATCAACACAACTATTGTGACAATGGCCGGATGAATCTATCCGACTATCTGAAGACCACGCTGATGACCCAGGAGGAGTTCGCCCAGAAGCTGGGAGTGACCCAGGGTGCGATATCGCAATGGCTATTGGGCCGGGAGCCGATCTCCCCGGCTCGGGCGGCAACGATTGAGAAGGCGACCAAGGGCAAGGTGACCCGGCTGGAATTGAGGCCGGACATATTCGGGCCACTGCATGGACGCCGCAGGACATAAGAATTCGCCGACCCCGCATGGCGGCGAATCCGACCGGGTCAGTCCGTTCCCGGCGGCGTTGAGGGGCACGTTCCTACAGAGACGTGCCCCTGTTTTTCAGGAGGGTGGTCATGGTCTATTTTCTGGACGGGGAGGTATGGGTGTTGCTCAATGGCAACGATGGCCCGGTGCTGCTGCGGCTGGCGGCTGATCTGAACGGCGAGTTGATCGATCTCGAACCTCGGGACAACAGGCGGAAACGGAAGGAAGGCATGAATGGCTAGGATACTGATGGTGCTGGAGATGGCGGTGACGCTGGTCGAGCGGTGCTTTGTGGCGCTGCTGCTGGCGGTGGCGACGCTGGGCGTGGCGGCGATCATCGTCTGGTTGTTCAGCCTGCACTGGTTCATCGTGCTGCTGCTGTCCCCGATCTGGGTGACCGGGGCGCTCTTCGTCGGCACCCTATGGGGTGAATGGGCGGACTGGTGCGCGAAAAAGTAGTTGGGCAAGAAGTTTTCCTTTACTTCCCAGTTTCCCAGATGCAAACTATCCGCGCCGAGTGGAATCGGTGCGGTGCATGGATGTACGATAAGCAGACCTCGTAAGCTGGGGGATGGACCGGTCCCAACCGGGCAGCGTCGTACATCCGCTGTATTCCACCCGTCTCCCGCCTTACGAGGTTTTTTCGCGTCTGGCGGTTATGGCTTGCGCCTCGGGACTAATCAGCGACAGGGGGCGTCGGCGAACAGTGGTACTGGTCGGACAGTTGCGGAAGCACCACACATACGGGCGGTGAAGCTAGCACCCGTGCAACGAAAGGCTAGCCCGGCACGCGGCTCCGACGGCGAAACAGGCCTGTGGATAAGTGCGATTCATCCCTCCCCGGAGGGATGGTTCCGGCTGCTCACCAACGGCGAGACGCCCAATGTTTTGAAGTTGATCTATATAAAAGAAGTTGCTTTTGACTTTGACTTTGAAATTCTCGATTATCTATAGATAAGGGAGGGGGTATGAAAGATTTCCAGTACAGCACCGGGCTGCTGCTCGATGCCGACTTCGCCACCCATCGCCAGCTTTGCCCGAGGTGTGCCGGGTACAGTGCCGACCAACCGGCGACGCTGGCCGCGTGTTGCCTGGAGGGGGTGATCCTGATCAAGCGCGAGGCACCGCACAAGAAGCGCATCAGCCGGGAGCGCAATGAACATCGCACGACCAAGGCGGTGCTGGCCGCAACGATGCGCTACAAATGAGCGACCCTCTTACCCAACAGCAGAAACGGCTGGAACTGCGCGGCCTCTACGAGCGCCTCGCTGCCCATTGGGGATGGCCGATGCCCCAGGCCTGGAAGGATGACCTGCCGACCATGCAGGCCGACCTGGACAGCGCCCTGGTCTGTCTGCGTGGCCTGGTGGCCGACCAGTGCGAACCGCTATGCAATCCGCCACAGTAATCCGGCTGGTTCCGGCGCAGCCGGTTGAGGTCAGGATATCCTGGTCGAATGTAATGATTGCTGCCCAGGTGGGCACCATGCGCCGGGTGTCATCGAAGCAAAAGGGCAAGGGTGTCAATGACGGCTATGAGGATGATGGTGAACGCAAGGGGTGGGATCGCGATATCGAGGGTGCGGCAGCGGAGCTTGTCGTTGCCGATTATCTCGGGGTCTATTGGCCTGCATCGGTCAATGCCGACAAGGCCGACCCGGATGTGGGCGACCGGATTCAGGTCCGCTCCAGTCACCGCCCCGATGCCCAACTGATCGTGCGTCCCGGCGACCGCCTGGACCACATCTATGTGCTGGTGACCGGGCGCATACCGGACCTGCGGCTGATTGGCTGGGTGCAGGGCGAGAAGTGCAAGCAGGACAGCGCCTGGTTCACCAACAATGGCAGGGAGGACTTGCCCAAGGCCTGGTTCGTACCACGCACGGCGCTGATCGATATGGCCTACCTGAATCTTGAGCTATGCGCCGCGCCGCCAAAGTAGACGCCAACCAGGCGGCTATCGTGCAGGCCCTGCGCCAGACCGGCTGCTCGGTGCTGTCGCTGGCCCCCATCGGCCAGGGTTGTCCCGACCTGTTGGTGGGCCGTGGCGGGACGTGGGGCATGAACCTGCTGCTGGAGGTGAAGGATGGCGACAAGTCGGCGTCGCGCCGCGCCTTGACCGAGGACCAGGCTGGTTTCCTGGAGCAGTGGCACGGGCCGCTGGCGGTGGTGACCACGGTCGAAGAGGCGCTGGCGGCGGTGCAGAGGCACCTGGGGCGCTTGCGGTGAGCGATGACGGGGTGTTACCGTGGATTGCGCTGATCGTGCTGACCGGCGCGTTCCTGGCGTGTCTGGTGGTGATCGAGAAGGTGAAAGCGCGGATAAGGCGGCGGGAGTACATGCGCCGGTTCTGGACCATGCGTAGACGAAGGGGGCTGCGATGAAACTCTATGTATTCCCGGCAGGCTCGGATGCCGACACTGTTCAGGTCATCGACTGCACCCAGTTTTATGTTCGCGACGGTGGTGACGATGCGCCGCCGCCCAGTGGCGTGATGGGTCCGCCGGGACCAGCCGGACCCGCTGGCCCTGCCGGTCCTGCCGGACCACAAGGCGTCCCCGGACCAGCCGGTCCTGCGGGACCACAGGGTGCGCCGGGACCGCAGGGTCCACCCGGACCACAGGGACCGGCAGGCAGCGGTGGCACGCCCCCACCTGATGGTGGCGACGGCGGAACAGGTGGCGGCGAACCTCCTCCATCAGGGCAGGACTATCCGACCCCGGTGCCGCCGGTGATCGTGCCGTGGCCGGAAAGCGGTCAGGTGACGTTGAAGAATGTGCAGTTGGCTCCGCTCCAGACCTGTTGCTTCCGGCTGGTCTGGAAGTCGGCGATGGACCCGACCAAATTCGGGCGGATCAATGTCATCGAGGAGCCTGGTTCAGCAGTCATCACCCGCACCCTGACGCTGAACAACAACGGCATCCAGCGTTTCACCTCGACCGAGAATGCACCATCGTGTGCGCTGTCCAATGCGCCGACACCGGGCAGTCCCAGCCAGGTGATGATGACCTATGACGACACGCTCGACATCATCGTGACCAATGGCGACCGGCCGTTGGGCGGTGCGCCGACCAACATCCGCATCGACATCATGACCCCCGACCGGTATTGAGGTGGACCGTGATGACCCGGCGGTACGGGCGGTAACCCGGAGCGCCCTCCGGGGGTGCCTGATCGTGGCGCTGACGGTGGGCGGCGCCATCGCCTTCGTTGGCATCATGCTGCACTACTACCTATGATCCTCTGTCCACTCTGCGGCCAGTGGCATCCCGGCATCGACCGGGTCCATGCGGCCATCGGCGTGATGCTGGAACAGGTCCATGCTTACGAGGCGGCGCAGCAGCAGATACCGGCGCTGTTGCGCCCCCCGGTCAGTGGATCTGGGCCGGGGTCAGGTAAAGATCAATCGCCCTCCGCACAAGCTCGGCGACGGATAACCCGGTAGACCCTGCAAGCTGCTGCAAGGCGGCTAGCTGCGGCGCGGTGAGGAAGATGTTGGTTCTGATCATCATTTGATCTCCACTTGCAGACCGGATTCGGCGATGCCGGTGATGACATCGCCGACGTAGCGGTGTTCGATCACAGTGGCCCCCGCCCAGCGCAGCCTGTCCTCGGGCAAATTGGCCCTGACCCACTCCACTGCGGCTGGGGTCTTGGGGGTAAGCAGGTAGATGCTGCCCTCATCGCGCACCAGAAAATCACTCATTGCACCTCCAGCAGTTCCAGTTGTTGACGGGCGGCGTCGAGTTGCAGCAGGAATGTCTCCCGTGCCGCATAGGCATCGCTGGCTTGGGTACGCAGACTGTCGATCAGCGCATCCAGCCGTTTGATCTGTTGTTTGGCCTGGTCGATCTCGGCCAGTAGTTTGTATTTGCTCATCTCCCCTCCTTGCGTTTGACGTGGTAAACCTTGCAGTTGATGGTGCCGACCTCGGAGCGCAGGTTGGTGTGGCGCTCCGGGTGGAACCACTCATAGCTGCGGGTGGTGACTTTGGTGCAGCGTTCGTAGAACGAATTGAACCTGGCCTCGGGGCCGATGAAGTCGAAGCTGTCGCCGATACGCAGGTCGCGGAAACGGGTGTCACTCATGGCCGGGTATCCAGTGCGTCCCCGGCGGCGCGGGTGGCCGAGGTGAACGGGCCGGTGGCCCACTCCGAGTCGGGCAAGCAACCCGGAACGCAGGACCACCAGTACCAGCCAGGCTTGACGGTCTCCCCGGCATTGACGAAGCGGGTATCCTGGGTGAGGGCCTGTTTGGTGCAATACCGGGCCTCGGCAGGCCCCAGGTAGAACACCTCCAGGTTGAACTTGTTGCAGGCGGCGACGAGCTTGGCGAGGTGGGTCATTTCTTA